AATGTCTCGCAGCGCCTCAAAACTGTCCTCGTTGTAGATTCTGCCGAGGCTCACGGTGTAACTCCTTCCAGTATCGCGTTAGCGGCCCTCGGGTCGTAACCCTCCTCGAATCCCTCGTCAAATTGCAGGGCAAGCGCAGTCTGCGTGTGGGCGACCTTGTATTCCGAGGTGCATATGGTGTCGTGGTGCGCCCCCCCGTGTGCGACGAGCAGGATTCTCGTCATCTCGAATCCGTACTTCCTGCCGACGCCACCGCTATTCCAGCCGAACGAGAGCACCTTGCCGCCATGCTTGACGATGCGAGCCATCTCCTGCTTGTGCTTGGCCCAGAACGAGCCTTGCGTTGTCTCCATCGTGACCTCGCGTCCTACTCCGTGGTAGCACTCTGCGACCTGGCGAGAGCTGTATGGAGGGTCATAGAGCACGCCATCGACGCTCTCGTCGTCGAACTGCTTAAGGAAGTCCAGCGCGTCAAGATGGTAGTCGGCGTCGACATCTGGGTTGAGGTCGTTAGTGACATGAGCGATTCTGCACCCGCACGAGAACGGGTCAATCCAAAGGCCTTCGCCCATTTCCTGTTGGACGAAGGCCCCTATCGGCATTATCGAGAACGTGTTCTTGCTTGGCATTGCCCAAGCGCGCTCAATCCTGAGCGGCATAATTCCTCCAACTCGATATGCTTATGTACCTCACGCGCCCACCCGCCTAGCGAGACGGCGTACCGCGCGAGCGCTCATGCCGTAGTTCGCCGCCACGACCTCTGGCGGGCACCCGTCGCGCAGGACGCGCCTGACCTCCTTGACGTTCGCTGACGAGTACCCGCAGCAGCGAGGGTTGAAGGTCTTGATCTGGGCAACCTTGCCCATGGGACACCTCCCTATAACAGCGACGGCCCCGAAGGGCCGTCTGTCGGTTCTATTTGATTCGGGACTACTCCCACAGCTTGATTGACAACGTGCCGTCATCAAGGTCGATGCCGTGCTCCTTGAGCTTCTTCAACTGCTCGCGCATCTGCTCGTGCTCGTCAATGATGTCGGCAAGCGTCCAAACGTCACCGTCGTAGAAGCACTCGCGCTTGCCGTTTCGTGACAGGCCCATCTCGATGTTGCCGTTCTCGTCAAGCGAGAAGTCAACCGCCTCGATGCAGCCAGTCTTGTTCCAGTTGCCGAGCCATGTGCGGTGATGCTCGTAGACGTGTGCGTAGACGCCCCAGCGCGTGTCATCGTCAAATACCTCATGGTCATCCATGAGGTGCGTGTCCCATGAGCAGGTGCCCCACTCGTCGAGGACCATCTGGTAGAACGGGGACTCCTTGAACTCTTGGAAGGTGTACTCCTTAGACCAGTCAGTGAGCCTCTTGGGGTTGTAGCAGCCGTCGCGCAGGTTGGTGACCTGCGTTCGCTGCACGCAGACGGTAACGATGTCGTAGTAGCCGCTCGGTACAACGCGAAGCTGCATGTCAATGATGTCGCCCTCGTGGTACTCGCGGCTGCTCATCACCTTTGGCCCCAAGCGCTTGTACTCGATGATTCCATCGACCCTGCTTGCCGTCTCGTACATGAGACGCAGGTCGCGGATGTTCTTTGGGTCAGGTCTCGGCTCCACGTCAGTCACCGTCCCATACGCCGTCTGGGCGCATCCTCGCAAAGGCAAGGAGCTGCATCAGTGGCCGCTTCGCGTTGCCCTCGGTCGCGTCCCAGTAGTTGTCGCTCGTCTCGTCACCGAGGGCAGCGATTGCCTTCTCCAACACGGGAATGGACTCCGCGCCGGTCATGCCGTATATGGTGCGAATGCCATTCTCTCCGAGCACGTCATCTCGGTGGTAGAACTTGCCGTAGTTGTAGGTGGCGTTGAGCCACATTTCCGTGGTCCCGCCCACGGCATAGTTGCCGCCCCTCATGAAGTGCGGCTCACTGAGCTCGATGACCTTGTGGGTGACGAGGTCGTTGAGGGTGATGTCGTAGCTCACTCGGCATCACGCTCCGCGCGCAGCTCGTCAAGAACCTCGCGCCACGCCTTCTTGCGGCCACCGCGCATAGCCATGAGCACCGCTGCCTCGTCGATGATGTCCTGTGCGTGGCGCTCCATCCACTTGTCCATGAAGCCGTCGATGTACTTCTTCCAGTTGACCTTCGGATTGCCCTTGCGGTCGGTGCCGTAGGGGCTGTATCCGTAGTCGGCAGGCAGCGCGTCGGCGATGCCCTTCTTGACCACGGCGTCAATCACCTTGGCTACCTCGTCGCGGCCAATCTCGGCGACCTGCGCCTCGATGGGCGACGTGTCGAAGCTGAACGGAATAGTTACCTCATGGAACATGCCAGACCCTCCCTCGAATCTATGCGCTTCCTAGCCATGGCCTTGCGGATGCGCCACTCCTTCGTCCTGCCCTCGTGGTAGCCGATGCAGTAGCAGAGCACTGCGACGCCGATGACGAGCAGGTTCGCACATCCCGCGCTCATGCCACACCACACGCCCTCAGCGCCTCGTCTGCGGTATCGACGAGGACCTTGCGCGAGTAGCGGACGCAGAGCTTGCCGTCGTAGGTCTGCGACGGGAAGACCCAGCAGTCGCCGCTCCCGTTGTCGAACTGCACGATGGGCGTGCCCTCGCCGCGCTGCTCCCACTCGATGCCAGCGGCGTCGAGGGTTGCCTTGACGCGCTCCATCTCCATGTCCCCGCGCTTGCGGGCCTCAATGTCGATCATTCTGTCCCTCTTCCTCTCGCGCTCCTTAGATTGAGCGTCATCTGCCCAGTCGAGTGTTCGTTCCTGTACTCCCAATACATTCGCGTGTACTCGTATGAGTCTGCGAATATCCTCTCTGCCGCATTAACTAGGCTTGGTTCGTACTGCCTTGCGGTATCGAGCTCCCAGTCATGGCTCCTCCCGAACGGGCAACCAACACACCCCGTCCTCTTGAAGCCCCATAGCTCGTAGCAGTCGGAATGACGTATGCCGAACGCCCTCTCGTAGTCAGCCTTGTCGCGTTCGGAGAACCAAAGCAGCGGGCGGTACGTATCAACTCCACCCTCGTGTGCGGTAAAGCACTTGCCAATTGCCGCCCTTGCACCGCCCTCAGACTTCCTTATGCCGGTCAGCTCAAGGTCAACGCCAAACTCCTTGTTGGCGTTCTTGGCTACTTTCTTCTTTGTGAACTCACAGCACTTGTTGCTTATGCGGAACCACGGTGGATTGCTGGCGATGAACTCTTTCAGCAACTTGAACCTGTCGATGTCGAACCATCCTGGATCGTCAGTCCTTGTCCACTTGTTGCACCACCACTTGATTGCCGACGTCACCTCTGGGTACCTCTCAACCAGCACGTCAAATGGCTCGTCTTCCCACTGGAATCCGTGCCGCTGTAGCCGCTCCATATGTGCGCTCACATACTTCGACATGAACGGCTGACCAAACTCCTTGCAGCACGTGGGTATCGACTTGACAGGCTTGTACCTGACAATCTCGATGCCATACCTGTCTTCCAGATAGTCCAAATGCCGCCTTGTGGCTCGGTACTCGATCCCCGTGTCAAACCAGACGTAGGTCAGCTCGATTGGGGTGACCTTCCTCACATGCTCGCAGAGGTCGAGCATGCAATCAGAGTCGCCCCCCCCCGAAATCGACACCAAAGCGTGTTCGTGTTTATCGAACACCTGTTGGCACTTCATAATCGCATCGATGATGACGCCATTGCCGGACGCCATCGCCCTGTTGACGAAATCGTCCGTCATTCTTCCTCCAAGTAGTTTCTGCCGAAGATACGGATGAAGCTCTCGTGGTTGTCCCTCTTGCGCTCGCGCTCCTCCCACCTTCTCTGGCAGTCGGCCTTGAGCCACCTATCAAGCGTTCGGTCACCGCTGTGTACGCCATAACGGCCTTGGTGATGCTCGTGACACAACCAGACCGTGCAGCCCTCGCGGTCGCTTATGGGCCTGCGTGACGATGGGTAGATATGGTGTTGCTCCACGTTCGGGTTCCCGCACAGGAAGCATCCGTCGAACCTCTCTGGGTACAGGCTTGGCTTTTTCATCAGTACCCCGCCTGTGGCGTCGAGTACTCGCGCTGCAACTGGGAGTCAACCAGCTTCACTTGCAGCTTCGTGCTCAGAACCGCCTCTAGTGCCGCGCGTGTCATGACCTCCGCGACGAGCATCTTCTCCCTTGCCTCGGCCACTGGCTCGATGCCCTTGATGACCTGCGCTATGACCGTCGCTGGCATGCCCTGGTCTTTCAGCTCAAGGGTCTTGGTGGCCTTGAGGACGTAGTACTCGCGGTCTCTCTTGGCGTGCTCGATGCCGCACCTGCGGTACTCCTCGATGTGCCTGTCGAGACTCGACCTTAGCTGCTGCTCCTCCGTGTACAGGTCGTACTGAGGTGGTGTGTCGTATGCCTCGGACGGGAGGTAGTCGTACTGGGACATGCAATTCCTCCGAAAAGAAACGGGACGGGCCGTTGAGACCCGTCCCATGGAACCATCTGTGCTTGTGCCTCTAGCTCAGAGAGAGCATGTCGTAGTACTCCTTCTGGCCGTCAACGCCGCGAACCGGCACCCACTCGCCAATGAACTCGATGAGCTTCTGGTAGTTCTTGCGCTGGGTCTGGTGAATCTTGCGTCCCTCAAGGCCCATCTTCTTCGCATCGTTGTGGAGGCAGCGGAGGAACTTGCCGAAGTACGCCTTGTAGTCGTGGGCGCACTCTTCGACTACGCCGCCCTTCTCCCACTTGAGCTTGAGAAGGCTGGACACGCGAATACGAGCCGCCCGTTGGATGTTCGCGTCCTGCCAAGGCTCGACGAACTGGTCGTTCTTCAAGCTGTCCACGTCTGTGAGAATGCCTTCAACGGTCGTTGCAACCTTGCCGACCGTCGTCTCGACCTTGTCGATCTTGTCATGGTCCTTCTCGCGGTCGTCGGCGAGCTTTTGCAGAAGGCTGATGTTGGCACGCAGAACCATCTGCAACTCGTCGCTCTTGTCGTGCTCATCCTTGCTGTCATCGTCATCGGGGAACGGAATCATGAGCTCTGTCATTGTGATGCTCCTAATCAATTACTTTCTGTCCCTAATCATCTGTGCCATGTTCTGCGCGAATGCCGCCATGCTGGTTATGGCCTTCTCGAACTCCTCCTGAGTTGCCTTGTCGACGCGGTCGAACTGGTCGAACGCCCAGACCTTGCCGCCATACTGGCGAAGGTACGCATTCGTCGCAGAGGTCAGGGCCTCGATGTCGCGCTGTGCGCTGTCGGTGCGGCCTTTCTCGCCGAGAAGCTCGTTGGCCTGCTCTAGCTGACGGTCCAGCTCCTGTTTCTTGCGCCACATCTCCTGATACTCGCGGTTGAGCCGCTCGTTGTCCTGACGGAGCGAGTCGTAGTCCTTTGGCTTCACCTCGCGCACGACCTCGCGCACCTCCGGCTTGGGCTTCTCGATGCTTTCCAACTTGCGCTTGAGCACGACGACCTCAGTCTCGGCGTCTTCCTGCGCCTGCCATGCGTCGGCAAGGTCCTGCTGTGCAGCATCAAGCTCCTGCCTTGCTTGGTTGCGCTCGCGCTCCGCCTGCTCCTTCGCTGCCTTGATGCGCTGGTACGCCTTATTGGTGGACAGTCTGCCCTCGTCCCAGTCGGCGAAGTCGGCGGGGTCCAGCAGGTCGCGATTGTCGGCGATGGCTTGTGCCTTACGCAGCTGCGTTGCGGACGTGCCGAGCTGGGCGGCAACTATCACGTCGGTTCTACCCTCGCGCAAATTTGCGCTAGGGTTGATTGCCTTGCCTACCAGCATCCGCCCCTTGGCGTTGATGCTCTCGATGCGCTCTAGCCTGCGGGCATACTCAAGTCGCTCCGTCCACGTGAACTCCTTGCGCAGCTCGTTCTCCGTTATCTCAATGCGAAGCTCGTGCTCGGCATCGCGGGTGTCCATCATGCGGACTTCGATTTGCGGCCAGCCGAGAGACTTGCACGCCCTCAAGCGGCGCTCACCAGCGAGAAGCACGTACTCCTTGTTGACCACGGGCGGATTGATAAGGCCGTTCTCCTTGATGTCTTCGGCCAACTCCTGGATGTCGCCGAAGTCCTTGCGGATGCGGTCGCCGACCACGATCTTGTCAATGTCAATCAGCATTGTTCGCCTCGCCTCCCTGCTGGTACTTCTCCTGCATTGCTGCGCTATACAGGCGCAGTGTCCTCTCCCACGGGGCCGTGCTCTTGACGGTCTTACCGTCAACGAAGCTGTCGTAGCCGTAGGTGAAGACGCCAAACGTCCAGTTCTTATCGACGGTCACGCGCTGCTGTCTTGCCTGAGACACCTTGCGAAGCATGCTCCCCTGGATGAAGCCGATGGTTCGATTCGTTGGCGATACCTCTAGGAAGTCTTCGACGTACTCGTTGAGCATGTATGCGTCATGCAGCTCATGGATGCACCAGATAGCAAGCCCGATGGTCAGCGGGTTCGCGCCAACGGCATTGTTTATCTTCCTTGCTTGGGTGGTAATCTCCACGAGCAATGGTGCGTGTTCGCGCGCGTAGTTCACGACCTCGATGCGAGTGGGTGCCACGCTTATCGTCTTGCCGTCTTCCTTGTAATACTTGTAGATACCCTTGAGCGCACTGGACATGGCGGTGCCGCGCTCCAAGCAGATGATCGACTTGGAGAGCGCCGCGACGGCGTTTGAGTTCTTGGTCTTGATGAATTGACCAGCAGAACGAGCCAGCGTGTTGTCGATGTAGTCGAAGAGTTCCGCTGCGCTGCCACCGCCGAACTCGACCTTCATTGGGATTGGCACCCCGCTCTTGATTACACCGCGCAGCCTGTGCTGTCCGTCAACGACCTTGCCATCACTTGACACCTGAATCGTTTTGCTCGCCTGCGGGTTCCACTTGCCGCTCGCCATGTCTCGTGCGTACTGATCGACTCTACCTGGCTGGATGTTCCTCTGCTTCTCGTAGTTGACGCCGAGAAGGCGCTTGGCGACGTCAGGCGTCACCAAGACCCATTCGAGCCTGTAGTCCGAGCTTTGGCTGTCGATGATTGGCAGGTCAAGTTGCTCAAATATGTCTTGCTTGTCGAGCGGCTGCATGGCGTAGTTAGCCATGAAACCACCTCCATTCGTGGTATGATTCCTCTTGCTGAGGAAGCGGCTCGGGTTCGGTGACCCAAGCCGCTTTTCCTTTTTCCTGTCTTACATGGGCTCCAACTCGTATCGAGACCAGTCAATCGTGTCCAAGTAGCTCGCGGGCTGCGACTGCTCGTTGAGGTAGCTCTCGAAGTGCCCCGGCCTGAACAGCGTCTCTGGCCTCAAGAACTTGTCCTGCTCGGTGCCGAGCCATTGGGAAACCTTGACGTCGATCACGTGCTTGAAGTCATCGAGCGTGTAGCCATCGGCGAACCTGGCCCGAATCAGCCTTCGCGTTGACTCGGTCTTCGCCCGATACCGCTTGCCCGTCTTCTCGTTGAGGTAGTCGATAACAGCGTCGTAGGGCACGTCGTCGGGCTTGCCCGACAAAGAATCTGTGTTTCCAACTGTGTTATTAACTGTATGTATATAGTCATTTCCCCTGTGGGGGAATTCCATTTCCCCTGTGGGGGAAATGCATCTCCCCTGTGGGGGAGATGGGTGCAGTATCGCGTGCCCCTTGTCGCTGAGCGTGTACCAGAGCGTCCTGTCCCACTTGTCCTTGTTGTAGTTGCCAGCTATGACGTAGTCGTGCTCCCTCAACGCCGTCAGGGCCTTTTCGACCTGCTTCGCCGTCAGATACGGGAAGAGGTCAGACCACGCCTTGACCGTGTTGTACGTCCAATAGCGACCGTCCATGCAGTTGCGCCCGTTCGCCGCGTTCTGCTCAACCCAAAACCCTATGGCATTGAACAGGATTGCGGGGGCTAGGCCGATGTCCGTGGCAACCTCGACGCTGAAGCTGTGGTTCACTTACTACTCCTCGTAGGTGGGCTCTTGCGCCTTGGCGAGCCAAGACTTGGCGAGGCCGATTGCGACGTCCATCTGGGCGGCGGTGATGTCCGTGCCCATCTGGTAGCCAGCGTCGGCGAGGGCCTTGGACTTGAGCACCGCCAGAGCGACCTCGCCGCTGTCCTTGTCGCGCAGAGAGGCCAATTCCGCCACGATTCCGTTGAACTCGTCCTGAGACTCCTTGGAGGGCAGAACGGGGTCTGAAATCGGCTCCTGTTGGCTCTCAGAGGCATCCGCATGGGTGTCGGACACGACCTCGGCGTGGACCTCGGTTACGTCGGGTGCCGCCCCCATCTCCTCGCTGATGTACATGCCTTGGAAGTCTGACGGGAACGCGAGCCGCAGGGCAACCGCGCGGGCGCACTTGTCGATCATCGTGCCCGGCATCGTCTTCCAGACGCTCTGGTTCTTGTTGTACTCGTCCAGCGACACCTCGGCGTAGGAGTCGGTGCGGTCGCTGCGGTGGACTCGCGCCCATCCGCCGATGAGCACCTCGCCAGCCGCCTTGTAGGTCGCTGTGCCCTCGCGCTTCCGCACCTCGCCGTTGCGGTCGAGGTACACGATGCCGTGCTCCATGCCCTTGTAGGAGGGATGGGCGTTTGCGCGGCGCTCGAAGACCACCTCTGCGGTAATCATCGACGCGGGACCGCTGCCGTACTTCACGAGGAACGCCTCACGCTTGAATGGGTTGAGCTTCTGGGAGCGGCAAAGCTCCATGAAGAAGACCACCTCCTGCGGGGTGGCCTTGTCGCAGATGTACTGGTAGACGTCCTGCTGGCTAATCTGGATAGCGTCGCCAGCCTCGTCGGTGAACTGGATGACCTGGTTCTGCGCCGGTGCGAGCACAATGCCCGTTGGCGCCTGCTTGAAGTTACTCATGGTATGTCGATAGCCTTTCCTTGGCGTCGGCCTTGTCGATTGCCCACTTGCGGACGATGATGTCGTGCGCCTTGCCGCGCTCTAGCCCCATCACGCAGTCGATCTGGCTCGGTGCGAGGCACGCCTGCCTGTCGGTGAAGTAGGCCATCACCTCCGACGTGAGCGATATGTCCTTCTGCGTCAGTGCCATCAGCGCACCTCCGACACCCTCAGACCGCCGTCCCTAAGCTGCGTGGTCGTGTACTCGGCCAGAAGGTCGGGCTGCTCCTCGGCGAACCTCTTCCTGTCGAACTGCGACGCGGAGGACTTCACCCACGTGACCCTGTAGACGTCTGACTGGGCACCCTTGCCGCTGCCGACGATGGCCCTGAGGTCGTTGGCGAGACGCTTGGCCTGCTCCGCGTACTTCCTCTCGCAGGCCTTCGCCTCCTGGTAGTCGTGGACCAGCGTGTCGAAGTGCGCCATGTTCTCCGGTGTCGCGTACTCGGTGGAGCCGATGCCGAACATGTCGAGCAGGGCGCCAGCCTCCGAAGGGGTGCCGACAATCTGGGGCAGCGCGTCCTTCTCGACGCACTCCTTCCAGAACGAGTCAACCGCCCCGTTGACGAGTCGGACGTCCTCCTCGTCCCTATCGACGCGGTGCTCGACGTAGTGCTGGCCCCCTATGAGGGCCGCGACGTAGGCGAACGACCATCCAGTGACCGAGAGGTAGTGCGTGACCTGCGTCATGTAGTAGTCGGGGACCCCGTCAGCCCAGTCGCCCTCGCGGTTCTTGCCGACCGTCTTGATCTCAAGCACGCCCCAGTCGCCGTTCGCGTCCCTGACCATCCCGTCGAGGTTGGCGTGCGCCCACGGCCTCTCCTTGGAGACGAACGTGGCGTTGCCCTCGCTGACGATGAACTCTGGGTGCATCTCGGCGAACTTGTCGCGGATGATGGACTCTAGGCGGTTGCCCCACTCGACGGCCTCCTTGTCGGAGAGGTCCGCTGGCTGCTTGCGCCCCGTCTTCTCCATCCACACCTCGACGGGTGACCTGTAGGCGCTGATGCCCATGATTGCCGCCACGTCGGAGCCACCGACGCCCTTGGTTCGGAAGCCAAGCCAGTCGTCGTCGGACTCCATCTTGTAGGCGGCGAAGCACTCAGGCTCGGTCCAGTCGGGCAGGGCGTACCCGTCCAAGCGCATCACAGCTCGCCCCTGTCCACGAGGTTGCGGATGGTCTGCCGCGTGCGCTCGTATTCGTTGAGCCTCTTGTCGAGCCTCTCGATGTCATCGCCGATTATGCGAGACATCTCTGAGATTCGGTCGGACACGGTGCCAACCTGTTCGGGCTCCGTGCTGCGGGCGTCGTACTCCTCGATGTCCTCCATGACGCCATCCAGCTCAAGGGCGTCTGCGGTGGCGTTGAGCATGTCCGCGACGAGGCGGCACTCCTTGGCGTCGGTGAGGTAGTCAGCTAGGAACCCGATGACGGGCTCCCACGAGTCGATGCGGACGCGGTTCCTGCCGACCTTGCGCAGGGCGCAGGCCATGATGCCAAACAGCGGGTCGTACTCGTCCCCGTGCTTGGCCTTGGTCACGGTCTTGGAGCCGTCATCGAAGAAGACGACCGTCGCGGGGTCGTTGATGATGACCTTGGTGGGCTTGGCGCCGTTGCCGCCGCCCACGAAGCCAGCCTCCTTCGCCCACGCGAACAGGGCGTCGAAGAAGCTGCCGTCGATGTCTTTCGTGGTGGTGGCGCTGAGCGTCGTCTCGACGCCAGACGAGCATGTGTACACGTTGACGTCTGCGTAGTCGAACAGACTATAAATCGGCCTATGCCTGATTGCCACGGAATCAATCGGCTCGTTTGGCTTTGGAAGACTCAACTTACTCCTCCTTCCCCCATGCTGGCTGTCCCCAGCACAGGTGCATGAACGCGAGCAGCGTGAGCCGCAGCCAGTCGTGCTCGGTGTCCTTGAGCATCTGCTCAAGCCTCTCGCGCACCTCGTCGCTGAGCTCGTACCGCTCCACCACGGCGTCTAGGCCGTGGAGCTTCAGGAACGTGGACTTCTGCATCCACACGTCCATGCGGTTAATTGACTTGCCGGTGTTGTTGACGAACAGCAGACCGCCGTCCTGCTTTGCGTTCTCGTTCTCGATCACGGTCTGCTGCTTGAAGTTGTCGAGCATGCCCTCGCTCGGGTAGCTCTTGCAGTGTTTGGACTCGCCTGTGAGCACGAGGCCGTCCACGACGATGCGCAGGTCGCCCATGTCCCTGTTGCCATGGAGCGCCACGCGCTCGCACACGACCTCGCCAGCCCAGTCGTTGATGACGTTCCTGATGCTGGACTCCTGGCGGGTGCCGATGTCCTTGGGCCGCGTCTTCACTCCGCGCCTCCCTCTACGACCCTCAGTCTGTCCGCGTGGACGCCGAACCTGTTGGGGTCGCTCGCTCTCAGGCCCAGCTTCCTCGCCCTCGCGGATATGGATCCCGCGTTCGGGTGGCGCGGGAAGAACTTCATAAGCGCGGTCGGTCCGTGCCTCTCGTAGTTGAGTCGGAGGAACTCGTCCTCCTCCTCGGTCCACGGGTTCCAGCCGCGCGACACGCCGTTCTCCTTGCAGACCCTCAACACGACCTTCCTGCCGACGCCGAACCTCGCGCCTATCTGCTGGGCGGTGAGGTCGGTGGTCTCGCGCAGGCGCAGGATGGCATCGACCTGCCTCCTGGTCAGCTTGCGATGGCTCATGGCATGGCCTCCTCCATGAAGGCCGTCTGCTCGCGCCAGCTCTCGCGCCACGCCCTCGTGTCCTGCGTGTCCAGCATCCCCGCCACCGCGAAGGCGGCGAGCAGCAGTATCAGGACGATGCAGCCGTATGGCGTCCCATCCATGCCGAGAAGTCCGACTCGGTTATCCTCATGCCGCGAGCCGACCCGTTCGGGAACGTCGCGCTGAGCCTCCCGTCCCTGACGGCGCGGTAGATGCTCTGCCTGTTCACGCCTGTGAGGGACTCTAGCTCCACGGCTGTATAGGAGCGCTCTAAGCGAGGGGATCGGGACTCGGTCTGGCTCGCCTTGACATACAGGACGCCGTTGATGGTGAGTGACTCCGGCATCTGCGTATCCATTCATGTTTCACCCCATTCCTCATGCGTATTGGTGCTCTGTTAAAATGGGGAACCGTCTCGGCCTTCGGAAGTTGAGACGGTTCTGAGAGGGGCCTCCCAGTTGGCGCTGGAAGGCCCCCGCAACTTCTCTCTCACACCACATTGCATAGCGTCTCCCAGAGGTCAGCCGCACGCCCAATGGCGCGAAGCCCCCTTAATGACGCCAAACCCCTTGCGTGGTGTCAGTGCATTCATTCCAGACAACGTGCCTGTTGTGGTTCCGTGTCTCTCGGTGCCACGTCGGGGACGAATCCCCCTAGCATGCCCTTGCACCTGCCGTCTGTGTCGCAGGCCTTCTTCCCCGTATGGAGGCGGGGACCACATGCGTCGCTTGGCAACTGTCCTTGCGTCGTGGCACGCGGATGCGTGGTAAGCGCTCGGGCGCGGCGTCTGTGGTGCTGGGCTTCCCCAGCGGTGGACTCACTCGAATCAGGTCGCGGCTAGACATGTGGTGCTGCGCGATGAAAGGAGAGGAGGTGAAGACATCGACCTTGCGACTGCGTCGGACGGAGTTGAGTGGAAATCCGTGCAGAAGCCGAGTGAGCCCATCGCAAAGGAAGCCCCTCCCCCTCGTGACCACGACTGGACTCCATGCAGACCCGCACTTCTTTTTTCTCGCGCGTTCGTTTCCTGCTCCGCCGGAGCGTTTGCATCGAGTGCTCGTCCCCAGTCGGGGTCACGAGAGGGAGGGTGATTCGCTAGGAGGCTGCGTAGATGGCGTTGCCAAGCTCATCGGTGGACATTCCGAGCCACTTGGCGAGCCTGATGGCCTCAGGAAGGAGAAGGTGGTTCTTGCCGGAGAGCTTGTTGTAAAGACTTCCACGACTCATCCCGAAGGAGTCAGCAAGTGATTCCATGGTCGTGCCATCCTGCTCAAGTCGCTCCTTGACCATGTCGATAATGCTGTTCAAGTCTCTCACCCCTCTAGGTGTACAAAACTTTGTATGGTTAAATAATTGCACATCAGGTCTAGGTATGCAATCATTTGTATGTACAAATTTTTGGACGCTATGGAGGCCTGAGATGACGTACGGCGAAGTGCTTTCGTTCTATCTCGAAGAGCTCGATGTGTCCCAGAATGAGCTTGCTCGTAGGTTGAAGACGAACCCTTCTACGATCAACGCGCTAGTCAAGGGTCGTGCGAGAAACCCGACGTTAAAGATGGCGCGTGATATAGCCGCCGCTCTTGGAGTGTCGCTTCAAGAGATGGTGGACAAGATGGATATGCTCGGTAATGATAGCCAGTCCACACAATAACAGGCATGTCAGCTCAAAAAGCATCGAGCCCCCGTTGCAGCGAGGGCTCGAAGGGGGCTACACCACCACTGGACGAAGGGCGGGTGGCAAGCTATGGCAAAGCGTAGCAAAAGAAGGGACTCTTGGGGGTCCATAACGGAAGTCGAGCGCGGCAAGAGGTATGTGATTCGGTACTGGGCCTCAACGGACGAGAGGGGCTACAGGAGGCATTGCGTGACCGTGAGGGGCACCAGGGCCGACGCCGAGCGCAAGAGGGCGGAGCTGATGCTCGACCACTCGAAGGACGCGCCGTGTCCCACCGTTGGCACGGTATGGCGCGGATACGCCCTGCCCGACATGGAGCTCATGGTGGAGAGCGGCGATCTGTCGAGGACGACGCTCGACCAGTACAAGAGGTGGTGGAAGAAGCACGTCGATCCGAGGTGGGGCTGCGTCCCGTGCGATGACGTAAGGCCGCTCGCCGTGCAGCAATGGGTGTCCCAGCTCGGATACAGCCAAGCGACCAACGCGATGCCGATACTCAAGAAGGTGATGGGGTACGCGGTGCGCTACGAGTTCGCGGTGACGAATCCCATGAACGAGAAGTACGTCATGCCGTCCAGGACAACCGTCTCGAAGAGGGACGCGGGGACGTGGAGACTGGCCGACCTCGGGCGTGTGTGGGGCAGGCTGTACGGGACATGGATGGAGCCAGCGTTCATCATCGCGGCGTTCGGCGGCGTCCGCGTGGGCGAGTCCCTTGGGCCTCTGGCTGGCGAGGTCGAGCACCGCGTAATCGACGGAGTTGACGTCGCGCTCGTGCCAATACGAAGGCAGGTCGAACATCATGGGAAGGTGGAGGAGCGCCTAAAGAACAGGCAGAGTTCAAGAACCGTAGCCATAGCTGGGAGTGCCGCTGTTAGGTTGTGTGATATAGCGATGTCTAAAAATGCCGAGTCGTTCCTCACAGATGACGGATTCGGCGGACACGTGACGCAGGAGAGGTACACGGCGAACTGGCGCAAGCTCGGTATCGGTCACCCATTCCGTAACCTGCGCAACTCATACCAGACTTGGATGAGGTGGGAAGTTGGCATGAAGCCGTACTACATAGAGGTGGTCATGGGGCATCAGGTCGATGGCGTGACGGGCGAGCACTACGACCGCCCGTCACCTGACCAGATAGCAGAAGCCGTCGCTAAGGCGTGGAGGGACTACATCGACGGCGGTGGCGTTGACCCACTCGCCTGATTGTTGCGCTTATTGCACATTGTTGTTTGACGCGAGTAACTGCAAGACACACTAGGCAAAATAGGGAAACAAATCGTGGGTACTAGGCCATCTACCTGCGTTTTTGTAAAAACAGGCTTATCGGCCCACTTCGCACCTTTCTTTTCCCTCGTTTCACTGGAAGAGTTTCCGCAGGTAGTTGTTGTGTCTCGTGACACACGTGTCCCTGGTTTCGCCCATTTGGGAAAAGTTAGGGAAATGCTTTTGATTCAATATTTTATATGTACCGACATAGAAAAAGGGCCCCTCCCCCACGTCTGGGGAAGGGGCCTCGGCGCTCCCATGGGTATCGGCCATAAGTAGGCCTGCTACAAGCGCGCCTGCGGGGGATATGCCCCCGCCTCTTGTCAGACCGTTTCGGGCCGTCACCGCCGCTTGACCTTCCCGCCTATCCGCCCCGTGCGCGCGGAGCGGAAGACCCCAGTGGTTCGTGTCGGCGGGCGGGTACCTTTGTGCTCTGAGCAGGGAGATTATAGCAGAAAGCCCCACCCGACGCATCAGGTGGGGCCACCGCTCAGCCGAAGCCTTCGCGGGCGATTCTGTCGGCTGGCACGGCCCAACTCCCCTACGGGCTAACCAGACCACGCAATGTCTGCGAGTGCGGAATCGAACCGCACGTGCCAGCTTATGACCTCCCCGCCTATATTAGCGCTCTTTTCTAGCTACCACGAAGGTCACCTGCTCGACGTGAAGGCAGTTCTTGCAGATTGCGTCGCAGACCCTTACACCGTGGTTCGTCGCGCACGAGTACGGGAGCAGGTACATGGGCTCCCCGCACTTGGGGCACCTGTCCTGCGTCTCTATGGGGTCCACTAGAACATCGCCCCCGAGAGGAGCATGGCGCAGAAGGCGACGACCCACTTGGCGGTTGCGAAGATGCCGATGCACGCGAGGAGCAGGGTGACGCCGAGCGCTACGTCCGCCTGACGCTCGCTGATGCGGCGCCTGCGCATGCGGCTCATCGCGCGTTCTCCAACATCCCGAGGGCGATGTAGCGACGCTTGCCGCTGCTTGCGCCGATGTAGCTGCCCCAGCAGTAGCCATCGTCACCCAGCACCACGGAGTCGATCTCCACCTTGTCACCCTTGGCGTACCTGACTTCCTTGCCGCCGCTCATGATGACCTTGCCGGTCTTGGTGGAAGGGGCGTCCCGCACGCGGAGGAAGTCGCTGCGAACCGTCACTGTCTTTACCATGTCGAATCCCTCCGTATCGTCGGTGGCGCCCATGAGGGCGTTCACCTCTCTGGCAAGTCTTGAGAACTGGTTTGTCAGCCAAGGGCCGGGGCAGTCGGTGTCCTGGAACCACTTGTGCTTGGTGAGGAGCATGTAGCCCTTCGGGAGCCGTGAGTAGTCGGCGCTGCCGCAGTAGTAGGCTCCCTTGTAGCCGTATCGCTTGCAGACGTCTGCGCACAGCCTGACGAGGCTGTCCCAGCATGCGTCGGTCAGCGAGCCGTCGTTGAGGTTGGCGCACTCGAACGTGACGGCGCGGCAGTCGTTGCGCCAGCTGCCGCTGGTCCATGCACGGTCCTCCTCCTCGACGTAGACGCCGATCCGCCCGTCGCTGCCGATGCCGTAGTTGGAGCTGGCTCGGCGCGACGAGGGCCTGAACACGGAGGCGCATGCCTCGACGCTGAGGTTGCCGTCCATGTAGTGCGGCGTGAGCGTGTCGATTCGGTAGCCGTTGCGGCTGCTGTGGTTCGGGCTGATGCTCACGTAGGTCGCAAGGCTGCTGTGGCTCATCGCGCGTTCTCCAAGATGCCGAGTGCGATGTAGCGGTCCTTGCCGCTGGATGCCCCGATGTAGTGGCCCCATGCGTATCCGTCATCGCCGATGACAACGGAGTCGATGGTCACGGACTCTCCCTTGCTGTATCGGACTTCCTTGCCGCCGCTCATGATGACCTTGCCGGTCTTGGTGCTCGGGGCGTCGCGGACTCGAAGGAAGTCGGACCTGACGGTGACCCGCTTCTTGACGCCGAAGCCGTCATCCTTCGTGGTGTCTGCGGGGACGGTGTTCATCGGCCATCCGCCGCCCACGAAGCCCGCGCCAGTGGGCAGCAGGCGCTCTGCCACTCCCCTGCTCGGGGTGCTGTCGATGATGTACGGGGTGGAGCCAGAGCGGCTCACGATGCCGACGTGGCCCGTGTTCCTGCGTGATGTGCCGAAGAACACGAGGTCACCGGGCTTGAGCTTGGACTTGTCGGTGGTCCAGTGGCCGCTGCGGTAGACCCAGTCGGACTGGCTACCGTCCCCATTTTGATGACCCTGCCACCTCGGGATTGTCAGCCCCGCGGCCTTGTAGGCGCAGGTCGTGAGGAACGAGCAG